AATTTGTTTGACGTCTGTATTTGGCTGGGTTACTTCAGTAAGGATTGCGGGCATGGCTAATCTGTCTGGAACATTTGAATGAGTATTCTTCATTGCAATAGCAGCAATTTGTGCAAAATCTAATTTTTTCTCCTTGCTGTCCACCATTGCCATACTAGATCTCCAGAATTGCTGCAGAATACACATTACCCATGCCAGCAGCCAAGCTGAGAATCAACCCACCAGGGTTAGACTCATCATAGGAAAGAAACTGGTTGTCATGTGTTGTGCGGTTTTCTATCTTTGGCACAACGCCACGTTTTAAATCGTCAATTAGCAAACATGTCTCGAGCAAGCCACTGGCGCCCATAGTATGGCCGATTTTAGCCTTGTATGACGTTGCAATGTAACCCCCTAAGCAGTAATTTAGGGCGGCCTTTTCAGCTACGTTATTGGAACTTGTTCCAGTGCCATGGGTTTTGACTACTTTAATGTCTTTGGCAGCAGCGCCAGAAACATGCAAAGCTCCCTCAATAGACCTAATAAAACCCTGTCCATCCTCTCGCTGGCCGATAGCATTTGAGTGATCTTCACTAGCCGTGTATGCGCCCTTGAGGGTTGCCAACGGGTTGTCCGAGTCAGACTCAAACACCGCCAGTACAGCGCCTTGGCCTACTCTAAATCCGTAGTTCTCGCTGTCAAACGCTGAAGGCTTTATGCCAAGCTCCTCATCCTTTTGTGACAACGACGCCCTAGCCTCACCAAAGAACTCCAGTACCGCATTTGATACGGCGTCCTCTACCGACAGAACTACTACTCTTTTGAACCCGTAGTGGTTGATGAGGGTTTGGACGTCCATGAGGGCTTTGAGGCTTGACGCGCAGGCTGTGGCATCGGTAACAACATGATCCGTAGCGCCCAAGGCTTGGGCTGTTCTTCCAGCGTAGACCTGAGTAAGGGAAAAAGGGAGGAACTTGTATTCATAGGACAACCTTGTAGGCTTCTTAGAGCGTGGGTTAATTCCGGCAAAGTGGGCGTTACCTGAAGCAAGAATAAATGCGGTCTTGCCAACGCGGTTTTCTCGTAGGGATTTGACCAGCTCTGGGTCTAGAACCTTCTCGGCCAAGCGGTGAGGAGGGTAAAACATGCCAGTATTCACGCGGGCGTATGTCTCTGGAAACCAGTGAACACTCTGTGGAAACGGCCCCTCCATCAGCTCAACCGTGGTTGAGTAGGCCGTCCGGTAGTGGGTCAGATGGATCATTTGATCTGCTCCAAAGCCCACTCCATAGACTCAGGATCGCGCGTCTTATGCAGCTGGATAAAGTCATATAGCTCATCCACAGTCTCAGGTTGGAACTCTTTGGATATCTCGTCGGGTATGTCATAGATCATTCCCATGAACATACCGATCATCAGCATGTCTAGGGAGTCAAAGCAAGTCTCTTCAAACTTCTCGTCCATCCGCTCGATAGGGACGAACTCATGGTGAGCTGGGCGAGCAACTCGGGCAACTTTGTTTAATAGCTCTATGAAATTCATCCGACCTTCCAGTTTGTTCCGTCTGAATATACAGGCGTTTTAACTGCCCCACCTGTAACTACAGTTGAGCCAAATGTAGGCGTCAAAGCATCCGATACAAATGCCCTAGCCCCTACCCCAGATGTAGCCGCGCTTGGCAGCGTTGCTACCGTGTAAACGGTTAAAGCAGGGAATATCCCGCTGTCTGTATTAAATTGGTTCAATATGCCCTGTATACGGTTGAAGTACAGCCGCAGGACGTTATTAAACTGGTTTTGATATACAGAAGAGTAATCTTGTGTTGGTGTTGGAAGTGCTGGAGCTGCAATCCTGTTGAGCTCAGACTCAGAGGTAACAATGTATGTCATCGTCTGCCGTCCTGCCTAATATCTAGACGAGGCGATCCTAGTTGCCAAGTAACTCCAGCCGCAGTAGACCTTACTTCCATAGCCATCTGACGGCCTCTTACCCTTGTATAGATCTGCCCAGTAAACTCTTCAATAGGGAGAATGGCCGTGCGAGTGATCGTGGCAAAAGATTCTCCACCCACAGATGCTGGGCTGTTATATCCAGAGCCTGAGTTCTGCATAGGCTTTAAGTACATGGTTACTTGCGGGCTTGCCGCTGTAGAACCAGTAAACTTAATGTCTGGTACTACACGCCATATAAACCCAAACCTATCGCCGTCATCAATATCAAATTCAGCAGATGTTATATAGGCTTCAATAGGAGTTGTAGTTCCAGTTGTTTTGTCATCTACGCCAACTTCATGGTCAACAAGGTTGTAGTTGTAGGTAGCAGCTAGTGGATAGTCTCTTAAACCAGAGTCAAGCCATGCCGTTCTTCCCATAGAGCCGTAGTACCAAACTCCAGTGCCGCCTTTGCCATCTGGTTCAAGATAGTTGTAAACCACATAACTGTCAACTTTGGAGTCCACGCTGTCATTGCTAACATAGAACCACCATATTTCATTAAAGCCTTCGTTTGTTCCGGCAAAGACTTGGTCAAATTGGGATTTGTTAATGTTTTCAAATACAAACTGGCGCAAATCACAAGACAGCGTTTGAGTACGTCCATCGTATTTATAGAACTTATCTACACCCATCCAGTACGCCACGCCGTTAGCGTAACCAACGGCATTCTCTCCCGCTATAGATATGTTGTCACCCACCAATTGAGAACCCCACACAATTGGAGCGCCAACATATTGAAGGGAATACACGGATGAGTCAGTCCAGACCAATATCTCCTGACGGGCTTGCATGGCCGTAACAATCTTAGATCCATGAGACAGGCGAAGATCACCAGCCGTGTTAGTTGCAGATGGCGTCCAATTAACGGCAGACTCTTGATCTGACCAGCGAATTTGCATAGGGTCTTGGGTAGTCGAGCCAAGAGCATTACAGCCAAAAGCAAATACATACCTGCTTGTATCAGAAACAAGGATGTAGTTTTGATATATTGGGCAGTTAGAAGCACCGTTTAAATTTGCAATATCAATACCATTTGGCGATATTGCATGAGTTCCAGACTGCGTTCCGGTTGTGTTTATTAAAGCTCCAGTTGGAGTTAACGACACATTAAATGCCGTTGAACTTATGTATCTGGTGTAGTAAATTGTTCCAACCAAAAGACCAGTGGGTAACGCACCAGTTGTTTGAAATATGATGGCTGTTAAATCTGGCAGCTGCACTGTAGTTGTTACAACGCAAGGAGTTGCAATAGTCGTTGTTACAGTTGATGGGGTGTATCCAACAGAGGCATCCCAATAATAAATGGCACCGCCTCTTGGGCCGTAGATTAAGTCTTCGCCAAAGTTACTTTGACTCCATAGGCGCATAGCATCAAATGACGTTGAGCCTATACCCCATGTGCCACTTCCCCAATAACTAGCACCCCAACCAACTTGAGGCTGGGCATAAGCGGGGCCAACATTTATTTGATATACGGCATAAACAGTTCCACCGCCCGTAGCAGTAGATGACGCTTGGGATGCGGCCGTGATCGTGTAAGTTGATGCGCTTACATAAGTAAGTTGATACTCCCCCGCAATAGTAAGACCGCCAACAGCTGTTGCCCCTGTGAAAGTAACAAAGTCTCCATTTGAGTATCCATCAGCGGCATCCGTTACTGTGACTGTTGTGGAGTTAATCTGTGTACTAAACGGGTTTGTAAGCGTGTGGACTGGTTCAGTAGGGGTTATGTTGTAGTAAGCACCACCAGCACTAATATAAAACTTTAAGTTAGTGCCTACTCCAATCAGTTTTTGAGCGCCTAGAGTTACCCATGTCCACAAAGAACGACATATTCCAACAAATGTTTCTGTTGAGATGCGTTGCCACCCACCAATCTTCTCAGGCGTTCCTTGGCGGAATCGGATTTTGTCGCAATCGTACCAGCCATTCTCATTGGTATAGCGAGTATTTTCCTTGTTGACTCCCGGCCTTAAAGCTAGTTTTTTCAGCGGCATGTTTTATCCCACGTTTCTTTCAAAATGCGGGCAATCCACCAGAGATTTAAAGTTGCCGCCCCAACGGTTTTTAGGGTGCAAGGTTTCCCAGTAAGCGCCCAATGG